CATGGCTCGTGGACTGCCGGAAAACCCCGCCGCCGGAGATACAGAGCCGGGTACTCCAACAGCTTATGGACGAGGTGATAGCTCCTCCGCAGCGGAGGCTGTCAACGCAGAAGCAGCCGCAGAAGTGCGTTGATTTCAGCTTCGACGCGGAGGAGATATACTCGTCGTTCCGGCAGGCTTACGGTATCGACCTGATACAGGAGTGCGGGCGGCTGCACTGGTGCGCGTTCCTCGCGATGTTCCACGGGCTTCCGGAGGACGCGCCGGTGAAGCAGATAATGCGGATACGCTCGGAGGATATCCCGGCTCCGAACAAGCACAACGCGGAGTATATCCGGCGGCTCACGGAGCTGAAAACGCTGTATGCGCTGCCGAATAAGGGCGCTTCGCAGGCGCAGGACGGCGGGGGCTGGGACGGGCTGTTCAATATGCTGCGGGCGCAGGCTGAATGATTTCTGTATTGACATTTCCGGAGGGATGTGCTATAATGTAGGAAATAAACTTTTTGGAGGTAATTTTCTATGAAAATGTACAGATGTCCCGACTGTGGCAGAACGTCAACGTCAATGTACTGCGACGCCTGCGGTAAAACTATTCCCTCACAGTATGTGACATACGGAGCGGAAGCTGGTACGCCGTCCGGAATGGCGGAGGGTACTGACGCGACAAACATACTGCTTGAGAAGATAAGCCGCGCGGAGGAGCGCAATAACGAACTGCTTTCCGCTGTTCAGAAGAATACAAAGGTGGTTGCTGTCATTTCCATCATTTCTATGGTGGCGGCGGTCGCAAGCGCTCTGTTTACGGTATTATCGTTGATTTCGTTTATGTAACGCCGGCAATCATCAAGTACATAGAAAAAGCACCTTGCACAAAAACAAGGTGCTATTTTTATGCACTTATACAAAGTTTGGAAAGCCTCTTGAAAATTGTATGAATGTATGTTATCATACAATTAAGCAAAGGAGGTGAACCAAATGCCCGAGAGGACAATTGCCTTTAGAATCGACGAAGAACTGCACAAGCAAATCAAATTACGGCTCATTGAGACGAACAAAACTCTGAAAGATTATGTGACAGACCTCATTAAAGCAGACCTTGAACATAAATCAGACAGCACCGCACAAGCAATCAAAACAAGAACTGTATCAGAGGACACAGAAACGTTTTTCAACGACCTATTTGATTATATCCTTGAAAAGCAGGCTGAACGTGAGAAAGGCAAGAAAAAAGAATAACGGCAACGCCGCACCGTAGGAAGTAAAGCGTTACCGTTACGTTTGAAAGGACAGGAGTGCCCAATCTGAAATCTATTATACATCAGAACGGCGTTCCTGTCAAGTATTTGAAAGGAATATGTTATGAAATCAAATCCCGAAAAGCTCGCATGGGAGCTTGAAAAAGTAAGAAACCTTATTAAAGTATTCGACGGTTTTATCTCCGAAGAATGCCCCGCCGCCGACACCGAGGACGAAGGCTTTGCCGCAATGGCGTTCGCAAGACGTGTAGAGATGTTCGAAAGCACGCTCCTGGCGGCTATGGACATGCTCGGTGCAGTTCAGGACACACTCGAAAAGGAGGCTCTCGCATGAACGAACTTATCAACATCAACTACGACACGGACAAGCCCACCGTCAGCGGACGGGAGCTTCACAAGGCGCTGGAGGTAAAAGACCATTACACCGATTGGTTTAAGAGAATGACCGAATACGGTTTTACCGAGGGCGAGGATTTTATAGGTTTTTCGGAAAAATCCGATAAACCTACCGGCGGCAGACCCAGCACCGACCACCAGCTCACAATCCCCATGGCAAAAGAAATCTGCATGCTTCAGCGCAACGACAAGGGCAAGCAGTTCCGGCAGTACTTCATCAGAGTTGAGGAAGCATGGAACAGTCCGGAGATGATAATGAAACGCGCCCTGGACTACGCCAACGAGAACGTCAAGCGGCTTCAGATACAGGTGTCAACGCTCCAGGTGGACAACGAGATAATGAAGCCTAAAGCGGATTACTTCGACGAGCTTGTTGACCGCAACACGCTGACGAGCTTCCGGGAAACCGCAAAGCAGCTCGATGTAAAGGAAAAGGTCTTTATCAATTTCCTGCTTGAGCATAAATACATATACCGCGACAAGAAAGGAAAGATAATGCCTTACGCCGAGAAGAACAACGGACTTTTCGAAATAAAGGAAACTTTCAATGAAAAGACCAACTGGAGCGGCACGCAGACCCTTGTAACGCCGAAAGGCAGAGAAACATTCCGGCTTTTGCTTCTCAAAGCAATAGCATAAATCCATAAACAGAATAAATCAGCACGTTGAGAAATCGGCGTGCTTTTTTCATGCCCGAAAGGAGGAACAATGCCCGAAGGAGAAGTAGTATATCATATCCGGGGCGACAACAGCAAGCTCCCCGACGATCTCAAGAACGCGGAGAAGATAATCGGAGATTCTGCGGACAAGGTTGAAAAAGCGGCTCTGGGAGCTATCAAGGCAATAGGCGCGGCTGCTTCCGCAGCGGCTGCGGCGGGTACTGCGATAGGCACGGCGGCGGTAAAATCTGCTGACGACCTGGATAAGGCTGTCAAGCGTGTTACCAGCGCCACAGGCGAGGGCGCGGCTGCCGCTGAAAAGTACTCCGAGGTGATAAAGGGAGTTTACGGCGACAACTTCGGCGAGAATTTCGACGACATCGCCGCGAGCATTTCCACGATAACTCAGAATCTCGGCGAAATGGACGCGGAGCCGCTCGAAAAAATCACCGAAAGCGCCTACGCCTTGCAGGACGCGTTCGATATGGACGTCGCCGAGACCTCCCGCGCCGCTAAAGCTATGGTGGAGAACTTCGGTATAGCCGCCGAGGACGCGTTCGATTATATCGCCAAAGGCGCGCAGGACGGCCTCGACTACTCCGGAGAGCTGCTGGACAATATCAGCGAGTACTCCGTGCAGTTCAAAAAGCTGGGGCTTTCTGCCGACGATATGTTCACTATCTTCGCGAACGGCGCGGAGAACGGAGCATGGAACCTCGATAAAATAGGCGACGCAGTCAAGGAGTTTTCTATCCGCGCTATCGACGGCTCGGACACGACTGAAAAAGGCTTTGAAGCCCTCGGCTACGACGCAGAGGATATGGCGAAGAAGTTCGCGCAGGGCGGCGACGCTGCCCGGGACGCGTTCCAGACAATCATAAAGGCTCTCGGCGATATGGAAGACCCCATCGCGCAGAACGAAGCAGGAGTAAACCTGTTCGGGACCATGTGGGAGGATCTCGGCGCTGACGCGGTTAAGGCGCTCGGCGATATCTCCGACAGCGCCTACGACTGTGCGGGAGCTGTGGACGAGATAGTCGAGGTGAATTACAGCTCGCTCTCGGACGCGCTCGACGGGCTGAAAAGGCAGGTTGAGCTGTTGATACAGCCGCTTGGCGACGAGCTTATCCCGGTCGTTTCGGAGGTCATTGACAAGCTCGGCAAGATAGCCGACGAGGTCGTTCCGGTGCTGTTGGACGCAGCGGAGCCGCTTGTGGAATCTCTGCTAAAGATGATAGACCCTATCTCGCAACTTATTTCTGAACTTCTCCCGCCGCTCATTGAGATGGTCGGAGATATCGCAAAAAGGCTGTCCGACTTTGTTGTAAAGCACATTCCGGAATTGACAACAGTGCTAAAAAACGCAGTAGAGTTCATAAGCAAAGCTTTAAAAGTAGCGTGGGAAGCAAGAGACGCTATTGCCGCAATCGCAATAGCGCTAGTAACTTTTAAGACCGCAATCAAAATCGGGAATGCTATTCAGGCGGCAGTGACCGCAATACGGTCATTTAAGACTATAACAGACGCGGCGACTGTTTCACAATTGGCGCTCAACGCAGCTGGCGCGGCTAATCCGTTCGTGCTGATAGGTTCGCTCGCTGCTGGAGCGGTCGGAGGAATTGCGGCGCTGTCCGGAGCTATGGACGACTGTAACGAACGTATGGCAGACCTTACTTCAAAATCAGATGAATTAACGCAGTCCTCGCAGGAGTACCAAGAACAGACTAAAGGGCTGGAAGATGTCAAAAAGCGCTATGAAAAGGTTTATAATTCCACAAAGGACACAGCCGAAAAGGAAACTGAACTTAAAGCTTTGCAGGAAGAACTGAACAAGCAGTTCGGTGACCTTGCCGGTAGTATCGACCTTGTGGCTGATTCGTATCAGGGCGTTATCGACAAAATGAATGGCGTTATTTCCAAGTCATATGAAATGTCTGAAAGTCAAGCAAGAATGGGCCTTACTGCCGCCGAAGAAGCAGAAAAGGAAAGTACGGCAATAGGTCTGTTCGCGATGAACACCAATGGAACAAACGACTACCTGTTGAGTGAAGCGTTAAAGCTTGGCACATTCAAATCTTCTGATTCAAACATTTTTGGCGGCAATATGTATTTCAGCGGTTCTTACGAGGACAGGATAAAAGATCTCGAATACCTGCGAGACTTAGCGGCGGATAAATACAACGAAACCCGCATTGACGATTACAGGCAGTATGCCAGCAGGTTAGACGAGCAGATAAATAATCTGAAATCCGGCTTAGACGCAAAGAACAATGCTGAAACCGCCCTTGCGAATGTTCAGTCTATGAAAGACGAAGCAGAAAAGTCCAAAAGGCTTGCTGGTTCCGTCGGCTACGGCGTTTACGGCAACACCAAAGCGTTTAACGACTATTATTTTAAAGGGAATACAGAAGAACCCCCCGCTGAACCCGAGCATGAAAGCACCTACACTTACAAGCCCTACACCCCAACCGCCGACACATCGAAAACCAAGACCAGCTCAGGCAGTTCGAGCAGTTCCACAGGCAGCCAGGGCAATTTCATCAGCATAACGTCGTATGTCCCGACCATGTGGGACAACGACCAGACAGCCGCGCTGAAATCCCTTATCGGCAAGGACGTCCTCGGAAAGACGGCCTCCGCGCACCAGATAAACGCCCTGACCGGCGCGATATCGGGCGCGGCTGAAAGTTCGTCCGCTTCGAAGGAGACCGACCTCGCCGACGTGATAAACGCGATAACCAAGCTGCAACGCAAGGTCGAGAGGTTTGAGAACGCTTTCGGCGATATGACCATTGAGCTGACCGCCGGCGACCTGACGATAGGCAAGGCGTGCGTCCGGGACTGCAACATCATGGCGAAGCGCTCCGGCAAATCGCCGTTCAATTTCTAGGAGGTATCATGATACTAAAAATAGGCGATATCGACGTCAGCAAATTTATCCTGCCGCCGGACATCGCGGATACGTTCCGGAGCCAGTCGGTAAACCAGACGCTGAACGGCTCGCTGGTGGTAGACCGTATCTCCGAGCTTTCAAAGAAGCGCATTTCGGTGCAGTTCCCGATAGTTCCCCTTGCGAAATGGGAGGAGATAAAGGCGGTCATAAAGCCGATAACGTTCAATGTCAGCGTTGACAGCAGCGTGTATTCTGTTCACCTGAGCGGTGATATCCCGACCCCGGTGCTTTACGCGGACGGCGACGACGTAATGTGCAGCGAGATCTCGCTGGTGTTCGAGGAGATGTGATATGCGGAACGTAACAAACGATTACCTTGCGCAGGTGCAGGGCTCCGGGCGGCAGTTCGGAGTTATGGTCAAGGTTTACGGCAATTCCGCCGAACCGGACACGCTATGGCTCGGGGACGTTATCAGCGTTGATATCCTGCGGAGCTGCTCCGATCAGCTCCAGATAGGCGCGTGCATGTCGGACATGCTCACGCTCGAAACTAAGGCGACAACTCTTTTCAACGGGCGGCTGAAAAAAGTTGAGGTTTTTTACCGCTGCACAGCTCCGGTGCTCGACTGGGTGAAGCTCGGGACGTTCTACGTTGACGAGGCGGTCACACGGAACGGCGTTACTGCGGTCAAGGCTTACGATATGATGAGCAGGCTCGACAAGCGCGTGAGCTGGGTGGACACCAGCAAGGCAACCGCGCCGACGTTTCCTTGCAAAATGCAGGCAATGCTGAATTACCTATGTGCCCGCGCCGGGGTCACGACCGATTTTGTCTGCGAGGATATCACGGTCGAGAAAGCTCCCGACGGCTACACGGCGCAGGAGTTGATAAGCTATATTGCAGCAAGTCACGGCAGGAACGCGCGGTTCTCGCCGTCTGAGGTGCTGAAATTCCCGGCTTACGAGGAGGTCGGAAAAACCGTTCAGCACGGACGGTGCTACTCGCTGGATATAGCAGGTGGAAGCGGATACACGGTCAAGGGGATACTGCTCCAGCGCGGCGGCGACGATAAAATCTACATCGACGGCACTGCTTCTGAGTACGACGAAACCGCCGACGGCATAGTGACGGCGTATGACCCGTTTGCGACGGTCGGTATCGCGGAATACGCATGGAACAGGCTCGGCGGGTTGAATTACTCGGCGGTTTCACTCGAAATGCCTGCGGAGAATATCCTTGAGCCGGGCGATGTGTTCACGGTCGAGGACGCGGACGGAACGCAGAAAAAGGCGATAGTCATGGAACAGGAGCTGTCGCTGACCTGCACGGGCGGCTTTGTCGAGAAGATATCCTGCACGGCAGAAAGCAAGGCGCAGAACCGGAGCACCGAGAACCGGCAGGAGGCCACGGAGAAGCAGGTGGCGGCGGGGGCAACGTCTGCTACTCTCACCGAATACCAGTACCTGACCGACACCTCCGTGAAGTTCAATGGTACGACATACACGGTCGAAAAGGACGCGGAAACCGGGCTGATATCCAAAATCAGCGACAGCTATAATCACGAATTCAAGCCGAGCATATCACCTGGAATTACGGACGTTGCTCTGCACAACGCGGTATTCTGGGCGCTTGCCATGTGCAGAGGTCTGGGGGAAATTCCCCAGAAAACACTTTTCGATGGCACCGGAGGTGCGTGGAGTTACTCGGGAGGTCTGACCGGATTCCGGAGAATCGCGGGCAATCAGCCGTACTCCGGTATTGGTCCGGAGGCTTATACGTCCGGTGCAAAGGTGCTGCGGCTCTCGAAGGCATACAGGCTCGAGGACAGCGAGGATAATTACACTGACGCTATCATAATCCGCTCGAACGAGCAGATAAACCTCAGTGGATATAGCAAACTCCGAATACTCGCGTTTGCGTTCACAAACTATGTGGGGCTTGACGGAAAGGTGTACTTTGAATCCGGCGAGCCGGGAGCCGCCGTGCCCGGCAAGGTGTATGACTTCTCCGCGTGGAAACTCGTGGGTAGCTGTGGCGGGTTCTCCACGAACTACAGCGAGCCGGGAACGCCGAAGTGGTATGAGGCTGATGTTTCAGCGCTCGGCGGAAACCAGTATCTTAATTTCGGCGTATACCACGGAAGTCAGGTGTACGCATACACAAGCTACTTCGATATTCACAAGATCATTTTAATTCCATAGGAGGGATAAATCATGACATCAAAGACGATAGCGCTTTCGGGCGCGGAAATCAGGGCGGATTACTCGGGTGGGACAAACGCCTGGCTGCGCAACGACGGCACGGCTACCGTGTACGCTTCCGGAGCTCCGGGCGTTACGGCGGGAGCTGACGGAGTAGTCAGCATTCCGGCGGGACAGGCAGCGGCGATATACGGAGCCTGCGGAGCGGTGTACCTGCTCGGCACCGGCACGGTTCAGCTTGTAGGGAGCGATTACACCGCATGCCCTTTTAAGACGTCAGCACAGTCCGGCGGCTCGGGTGCTGACGAGGTGGCAAGAGCCGCCATAGAAGCGCACGCGGCTGTGACGTGGATGTCCACGTCACCGCCGATGAGAAGGCATACTGGAATACGCTGAGCGGCAAGAACGAG